CCCAACACTTGAGCCATAAATTCCAGCACTTGGTTGAACGAGAGGCTGTGTTCTTCATTTGCTGCTTTTGCCACCGCGGTTTCTGCGCTAGCCATGCCAAGAAGGGCGCCGGCCACTCTGTCGAGGTTCGCTACGAGGCCGGCCGCGGCGGCGCCTGGCATGCCCATCACGAGGCTGCCGCCGGCCACAGTGGCGGCTCTGGCCAGTTCCAAAGCATATTTATTTTGCGATTCTGCCAGCTTATCTACCTCTTCCCGTGTTTTGGCGGCCTGTTCTGCATCTCCCATGAGCATTTGTCCAAAAGCTATGTTTTTCATTACTTCCACGCTAAAATATTTCAGTAAGGCCTCGCCAATTTTTACCAAGACTACCAAAAACACCGTCATAACTTTAGCCAAATTCTTAATCAATACTTCATTTTCTTTAACCCACTTGGTGATGGCCTTAAAGACTGTAAGAAAGTCTGTCGTCATCTTCGGTGCGGCCCTTAAAAATGGCATCAAAGCCTCCTTAACAAACATCGTAAGTGTGGCCTGCAGATCTTTAAAGCCTTGTGTCGCGCCGTCTTTACCCACCAAGCTATCTACCCACTTCTGGATTGGATCCACAAGCTCGTCGAGGACCGGCTGCATCTTCATCAGCAACCCTTTAAGTGTCTCCATGACACTTTGATATCTTTGGGTTTCTTCGCGCGCGGCTAAAAGTTCGTCGGCACTTTTGGCATAGTCCCCTCCCAATTCGCTTATGTCACCACGCATTACAACAGCCAATTCGCTAACATCTTTAAGACCAAGCGTTGACATATAAAATCTCTTCTGATAATATGACATATTCTCAAATTCTAAGCCGCCATCTCTAAGCGCGTTTCTAATCATTTTGAAACGTTCGACGGGATCAGTTTCTGTCATCATATCCATTGCATTGACAAAGTTTCCTCCGAGCGCTGCATTTAGTTTACCTGACATTTTGGCTGCGTCCTCGAATGTGTCAAATTTGTTTGTTAGGTCGAGAATTTTTCTCATCTCCATACCGGTAATCTTTTGAACGGCTGCTAGTCTTTTAAACGTATCAACTCCATCATCAAATACCGCCATCGATCCGGCCATTTGACCAAATTGCTCCATATATGCGCCGACATGCTGTCCGATAGATTCGGCATGCTTTTTCAACTCTAACATGGTATCACCAACCTTTCCGGTAGAGACACCAAGAGAAGTCTGAAGAATTTCCATTGATTTCGCAGTGGTCCCTGCGGAAATTCCCCATTTCTCCAAGACTGCCACGGTGGCAGCCATTCTTTTCCTCTGCTCTGGCAATGCAAGACTAAATATGGTTGTGCTCTGATAAAGTGTGCCATAGGCCTTGCTTACCTCTTTGGTGCCAATGTTAAGTTCTGCCAAATCGCCGCTTACTTGAATGATCTCTTTTCCAAACTCCATCGTGGCGCCCGTTGATAATCGAAATGCTGCGGCTGTGTCTCTGGCGTCGATAGCCGACTTAATCATCCACGCGGCAATTGCTAGCAGGCCCCCAATTATCGCCCCTCCTATGGCTAGAGGTAGTAGTGCGACACTGATGGCAATGACGATGCCCAGGACAATGGCGCCGGCGGGGCCGGCCGCGATCAGGGCCTTTGTGAACTTCATGCCGCCTTGTGCCATCGCGCCCGAGAAGCTCGCCAAGTTGGACATCATCCCGACACTCTTCGATATTGTGCGGCCGACTGCTGTGTGTTTTAGGCCTATGTTGGCAACTTTGCCGGCAATATCTGTGTTTGTCTTGAGCATCTGCCTGCCGTAGGCGTACGCGTTCTTGTTGCCCTTTTCCTTCGCTTTTTGATTTTTTCTTGCTCTTTTTGCGCTGGCTTGCCTCTTTTGTTCTGCCTTGAGTTCTTGACGATTTTCTTCTAATTTTTCTTTGTTGTATGTGGCTCTCGCGTTGGCCTGCTGGTTAAGAAGATCTACTTTGGCTCTTTCTAACTCGACTTGAGCTTCATTGAGGAGTGCGGCTTTTTCTGCATCTTGAAACAGCCCTTTCTTCGCGAAGTGCATTTTATCATAATATTCATACTCTTCTTTGGCCAACTCCACGCGATCCGCTGCGGCCTTGATGCCCGCTTCTTCTTGTTCTTTGGTGCGTCCCCTTCCGCCGCTATGTGATTCATCGCCGTGCATGGAGGTGCCACCACTTTGAGCAGCAATGCCCTCAAGAATTTTTTTAATATCATTTAATGTTGCGTCGGCCACAGTGGTAGAACCTCTCTAAACTTAAATAGTTTGCACAAAGAAAAGCAAAGCTACTTGGCTTTGCTATATCTGCCGTTCATCTGCGGAGGGAGGGAGGGCTGGTTGTCTGCGCTTAGTGTGTGCGTCTTCTGTGCACCGCTGCTAGCCCTCTCGACTGCTTCATTTTCCATCTCAATCTGTTGAACAAGCCTGCCAACGAACCAATTTCTCAAACCCACAGGCAAATTGTATGCTTCTGAAAATGACCATCCGCCGCTATATTTTAGAAAGAAAAAGTGCTCATACACATTTTCCATATAATCATCTGTCAGGCCAAAAAAACTCCGCACTCAGCGGCACCTCCATCGTCTGTGCGTAATCACACTCGGCGCATTCGAAGTGTTGGGATAGATCGATATTTGGAGTAACAGCTTGATATGCCGTCCTTAAGTGTCTTGAATCTTTAGAAGGAATATTTTCGATTAAATAGTTGATAACCTTAGCAGACGAATCCTCATTAACTGATACGATCATTGCCTTCAGTTGTCTTGTTACAATTTTATCAGAAGCCTTCCGCTTGCGATCATTTTCGATTCCATCAGAAAGAATTTTTTCATCATAACCGTTCATTAGCTTAAAACAAACGTCAATTCCAGTTTGGGGCAGCTTAGTCGTAAATGTTCCGTCATCGTTTGAGACGATATCCAGATCTCTGTGATCGTCTCCATGGTAGATGTCGGCCTCGTTCAAATCAAACGTATAGTCTTGAGATTCTGAACATTCCGGGCATGTGACGGTTGTCGTATATTCGTTGCCGTATCCGGACACCCTAACCGAAACAATAATTGCATTTCGATCTCCAACAAGCAGCGATGAAGAATTAATTCTCTTGTCGATTATAACATTTTGGATAACCCGCTCCAAGGCAATGCCCTTCTTGAGAAGGGTTCTGGAAGTGAGTATATCTTCTTCTTTCGCGGTCATTTGCTTGACCTCTATACTGTCGACTCCGTGAAGAGGGTGCTCTTTGGGGTATAGTTTCCCCCCAGAAGGCAACTCCACAAATTCAGTTGGAATAACAAAAGAAAATGGAATATCTTTTTCAGCATTGTTGGCCAGATGCTGTGCTGGCGGTGTCGTATTTTCGGGCTTTTTCCTTTCCATGGGACCCGTACGACCTCTATTTCTTGACAATTTACACCTCTCTTATGTATTATACATAATTAGTCAATTTATTTAAAGTTGTTTTTTTAATCATCGAATGAGGCGCCAGTAGACGTGATCACGAAGTCAATGGCGATATATTCGATGGCGCGAGCAGGTTTGATCATAATTTTCGCATATAAAATATTCTGGTCAATTAGATCTGGTGTGGTAGTTGTTTCATCAAGAACAAGCCTATAGTCGGTAATTCCAAACTCAGTTTTAACATTCGCCAAGAACGGCTCAACTAAGCCTTTAAATCTATCCCAGGTTGCTTGAACATTTTGCTCAAACAATATTTTCGAGGATATAACAGAAATTTGCTTCTTCATGTGGATTACTAGTCGGCGTACATTGATCCTATCAAGTGCAGAGCGACGTGCTTGAAGGGTTTTCTGTCCAAATAGAACAATTCCATTATCAACGAAATGTGCAATTGGGTTAATTCGCCCCTTATAGAGCGTATCGCGCTCCTTTGAAGAAAGACGCTCTGTAATGCCAGTGATTGGAATTCCCGCGGCGCCATCGCTTAGGCTTCCGCGATTAAATCCAGCTGCAGCAAACCAAACCTGTGTTTTGCGCTCCGAGCTACCAAGAACACCAAGCATGGCGACCGTTGGGGGAATCCAAAGCATTTTTCCAGATTCCTCATCGCGAGTCTGAACCCAAGGATAGAAAGTGGCACCATACGAAGAGTCCACTCTTCTCGCCTTAAAATCATTAACTGCTTGGGTTGGCGTTGTCCCAATTCTCGCGGAGGTTGAAGACTTATAAATCTCATGGGTGGGTAGGTATACATCCGGCAAATCGATTAATGCCATTGAATCTCCGCGATCTTCGCAAACATTTATCATGTGTTCAGTCAAAGTGGTTTGTGTCAGTCCCGGGGCCATTAGCACATTCATGTCTACCACCTCGGGGTCGGCTATCGTATCGACAGCTCTGCGCCAAGTATTGTACGCATAACTGGTGTCTTCGGTCGGGGAGGCGCCGCGCCATTGCTCATTATAAAGGGGATCGGGCTTCTGAATATCCCATCCATCGAATCCGCCCCAGAATGGAAGCGTAAAACGATTAACCCCGTTGGTCAATATCGATGTATAGCTGCTTGTGGTGGCGGATGCGTTTTTCGCTCTAGAGCCAGAATTATGGAAATAACCATTAGGCCCGTGGACAATGTTATCTAGCGAGAAAATATATGACCACCCCTTGACACCAGAAGTCGCATCAACGTCTGCTACGGCACCACTTGTGCCGGCAGTTGGATCTGCGGAAAAATCGGCGTAAAGAAGACGATGAAAATCAGTCACAGACGCGTCGGGAATTGTTGAAGTTTGCGTTCGAGTGGTAGAAAGTCCCCAGTAAGCATCTTTTGTGTCCGACAACCCACCATCGCTGGCTGATACGCGCAATCTATCTTTCGGGAAGTGGATGGATGCGGTTGCGGCCGCTATGCCAATTCCTCTCTGAGTTCCTTCACCTAATCCGACATCCGCATGCAGACACCTAATACCGACAAAAAATTGAGCATTAAGTAGGCCGGCATGGGTGGCTGTGGGTGGCTTGCCCTCAAAAGCTATGAGATCGTAGTCGGCAGTACCCCCATACCGAGAAATGCCGGCGGCAAGCATGCTGGCACTTCCATTGAGAAGGTGGCCGCTAAGATCGGTAGTCACCGATGCCGTTAGCACCGGTTCAAGGCCCGGGGGCCCGAAATACCCAAATGGCAGATAAAGCGGATCTGTGGCTGCGGAATCAACTTCTGAATTGACTTCGACATATACATATCTGGATAAATTCGGGTATTCTCCATAATCCTTTAATCTTTTCTCACTGGCGCTCCAGCTTGTATATTTATCACCAATTTTACGTGCGATATAGTTTGGACTAGTGGGATCAAGGTTGCAACTGTCAAATCTTTCTAAAATTTCTACTTTGTTGTCTGTGTCATTTATATTTCGCAGAACAACCGAGAAGCTTCCATATTCTGTTACGGTCGAGTTAGATTGACGAATTTTCTCAATTGAAACTTTTACATTCTTATGTAACCATTCGCCATGGCCGCGGCCTTTAAGCCTAAAGAGTCTTTGTTGATCCTTTGCGTCATATGCGGTCGGATTGCCGCTCAGATCCTGTGCTATAAGCCAACCAGCGACGGCCTCTCGTGAGGCTTGTGATTTCATGTTCTGCGGGCCCGTGGCGACAGACCCGCTCTTGGCGATGCCCAAAATAACTCCCTGCAGGGTGGTTGAATCCTGGAGGCTGAGGTCTCTCAGTTCTTGTTCAAAAGTCTCGCCAAGCCAAACATCTTCGGTTGCGGAAGCTGGGAAGAATGAAGCCGCAGTTGACAATAATTGGGGGTTGGTGTTAACGCGCTTGCGAATAAATTTGTCACTATCGTCGTCGAAATTAAATTTGATTATTCTGCTTCCCTTGTTGGAACCCGTGAGAGCAAGATTGAATAAACCGTTGGAGTCCATTCCGATTACAACGCCGGCGGCATTTATCGTGTCATTTACTAAGCTTCCGGTTCGGGTGCCATTATCGATAGTTCTGGCGGATCCTCGAAGCTGCATAGAGCCACTATTCATATAAAAAATGGCTGCTAAATGGAGGGCAGTTGTAACATGGGAGTCGCCGGTTAGGGCAGCAGTTGAACCGCTAGCACAGACAAACAGGCCATAGGCTCCGCCCATGGTGGTGGGATTGGTGCTCGGGTTGTTTGTGGTTTTCCAGCCCGCGGCGGCGTCACCACCAGCAGCTTCACCGACGCTTGTTTGCTGGCCAAGGAGGCGAACATACGTGAGTGGTGCGACACCCGATTTTAAAAATGCGTTAGCAGCATAAGTGCCGTACATTGGCGATGAAAAGTTTCCTTTTCGGTAAACATCATCGTTGGCGCCACCGGGAACTGTATTCCCGAACATATCAATAAATTCAGAATATGAATTAACTTTTACCGGCTGCATTGCAAGACCGCGCGTAGCGCGGCCGATGACAAGGGGTCCGATATTCTCAACGGAGTTGGGTATTCCAGAGTTATCAATTTCATTAATAAAAACACCCGGTGATATAAACTTAAAGTTTTTTACTGACATGTGGTTTATTTCCTTAGTTCATTTAAATTGTGTTTATTATCATACATTAAAAAATGAGTCTCCGCCGGCGTTTACGGCCGAGGAAGCATTTGTAGTTTCTACTCTCGCCCAATCGTACTTAATCGTGAGAGACATTTCACTTAAATCATCGGCGCCATATTCTAGATCACCGTATTTCACTTCAGTAAGGAAGGCATTCCAAAGGGTCCAAGTTTCAAGTGGATTGCCATTTGAATCTAATTGTGCAATTACCACTGAGCCCAGGGCGCCGGCGGCTTTTGCTTTTGAAATTGTTCCCATACTCTCGTTAGTAGCATCAGTAGGCGGAGAATAGCCAGACTGTTGGACAAGATCTGAAAGGGTTGCTGCCATATCGGGCTCTACCGGATCCACAAGTGTTAAAGTAATATCCTGCCAGGTTACGGAACCCGGATAATGAAACGTGTGGTTTAAGTATTTGTGCTCTGACGAGGCAATTTGAAAAGATGGTTTCGTGACTGTCTTGGCGTACCACATCACAGCACCCCCTTGAGCAGCCTGAATACCGGTAAACGATACCGTAAACCTAAACTTTCTTTTGGGATCCTTGTGGATTGTAGTTGGATCGCTGAAATCTGTTGACCAAAATGGCATTTTTAGTTTTCTCCTTTATCTAGATTAATTAGTCAATTCAAAATTATTAGTCATCAAATGATGCGCCAGTTGATGTAATAACAAAGTCGATAGCAATATATTCTATTGCTCTTGCCGGCTTAACCATAATCTTGGCATATAAAATGTTTTGATCTATTAAGTCGGGCGTTGTAGTGGTCTCATCTAAAATTAACTTGTAATCTGTGATACCAAATTTTGTCTTGACGTTTGCCAAGAATGGTTCAACGAGGCCTCTGAATCGGTCCCACGTTGCTTGAACGTTTTGTTCAAAAAGAATCTGCGCAGATATGATGGAAATTTGCTTCTTAAGATAAATTACCAGCCTGCGAACATTGATTCTATCAAGAGCGGATCTTCTTTCTTGCAGAGTTTTCTGCCCAAAGACTACAATACCTGTATTCGGGAAGGAGGCTATTGGGTTAATTCTTGCTTCGTAGAGCAAATCACGATCCCTAGAGGTGAGGCGCTCGGTAACACTGGTAATTGGAATTCCGGCAGCGCCTTCGGTCAAGCCGCCGCGATTGAAGCCGGCCGGTGCAAACCAAACTGCGGTCTTGGCTTCAGAGCTTCCGAGAACACCCATCATGGCCACGGTGGGTGGAATCCAGAGCATTCTCCCGGTGGCCGCGTCACGAGTCTGAACCCACGGATAGAAGGTGGCACCATAGGAGGAATCAACTCGTCGGTCCTTCAAATCATTGACGACCGTTGTCGGCGTCGTGCCGCGGCGTGAGGACTTATCGGAATAATACTTCTCATGAGGCGGAATATAAACGCTGGGAAGATCAATAAGTGCCAAGCTATCACCCCTGCTTTCACATACATTTATCATATGCTGTGTTAAGCTATTGTTTGTGAGCCCCGGTGCAGTCAGCAAATTCATATCCACCGATTCGGGATCGGATACTGTATCTACTGCTCTTCGCCATGTATTATATGCATAGCTTGTGTCTTCTGTTACTGCGGCACCCATTCCTAAGTTATATAGAGGATCGGGCTTCTGAATATCCCAGCCATCAAAGCCGCCCCAGAATGGCGCAGTAAAGCGGTTAATCTCGTTATTCAATATCGATGTATAGCTGCTTGTGGTGGCGGAGCCATTGGCAGCGCGGGATCCTGAAGAGTGAAAGTAGCCGTTAGAGCCATGAACCAAATCGTCAAGCGAGAACACATAAGACCAGCCATCCACGCCCGTTGTCGCTTCAAGCGCTGCAATTTGACCATTAGTGCCGGCAGTCGGATCATCAGCAAACCCGGCATATAGAAGCCTGTTGGGCGCTGCTACGCTGCTATCGTGGCGCGTTGAACCGCTTGTGCGCGTTGTCGAGAAGCCCCAATAAGCATCCTTTGTGTCCGATAAGCCACCGTCACTTGCAGATAGACGCAGTCTGTTAACAGGGAAGATAAGTGATGCGGTTGCACATTGCACAGGAATAGCGGTGGCTGCCTTACCATCTGGCTGGATAGCCTGAACGTTGTCTCCGCTCACCACAATTGGATATGGGCTAGCGCCAGTCACCGGGACGGTCCCAGGAACAGAAGGCACAGCTTGCACTGAGGTGCCCGATCCCGTAAACGATGTCACTCCGCCAGGGATCCCGGTGCCAGGAATAACGAAACTGCCGGTATAATTCGATTCGCCGACTGTACTTTCTCCGGCGGAAGACCCAGAAATCACATCTTTAAACTTCGGAGGTCCGAAGTAACCGAATGGTAGATATAGGGGATCTACGGCCGCGGCATCGACTTCAGGGTTTGTTTGTACATATACAAATCTGGAGTTGTTCGCATATTCTCCATACGTCTTTAATCTTCTTGCCGCGGGGTCCCAACTGGTATATTGATCTCCGATTTTGCGCGCAACGTAATTTGGGCTAGTGGGATCGAGGGTACAGTTATCATATCTTTCTATGACTTGCACATTATTATCTGTATCGTTTAATGCGCGCAAAACAACGGAAAATGAGCCATATTCTGTAGCATTGGTATTCGATTGGCGGATTTCTTCAATAGATACCTTCACATTTTTATGCAACCATTCGCCATGGCCGCGGCCAACTAGCCGGAAAAGCTTTTGTTGAGTTTGTGGAAGATACGACGTTGGATCGCCACTTAAATCTTGCGCAATAAACCAGCCAGCAACAGCCTCTCGTGAGGCTTGTGATTTCATGTTCTGTGGACCTGTACCCGTGTTGGCGCTTCCGCTGGAGGCAAGCCCCAAGAGCACTCCTTGTAGAGTCGCAGTGGCCATGTCTCGATCTCTTAATTCTTGTTCAAATGATTCCCCAAGCCAAACATCATCGACTGCTGAGGCAGGATAAAAAGTTGCCGCTGTGGAAAGAAGTTGTGGATTTGTATTAAACCGTTTGCGAACAAATTTATCGCTGCTATCATCAAAATTAAATTTAATCCTTTTTGGGGTGCTGGTGTTTGAGCCGCTGTATTCAATTGTGAAAAGGCTGTTAGTGTCCATTCCGATCACGGCGCCGGGAGCATTAACATCATCAAAGGAAGCTGTGCCGCCGCCAGCAGTACCATCCCCGCGGCGCAGAGACCCAACCAAGTTCATGGATCCGGAATTCAGATAGAATATGGCCGCAAGATGTAGCCGCTTGTCTGTTCCGGATCCTACACCATTATCATTTAAATCGGGACCCGAGGCAGACTTACATACAAAAAGCCCATATGCTCCGCCATTACTCGATGCCGCCGTGGTAAGTCTCTCAGTGGTTTTCCAGCCCGCGGCCGCATCTAAGCCGGCAGTAGAGCCTGCTGATGTTTGTTGTCCAAGAAGGCGCACATAGGTAAGTGGTGCAACTCCTGATCTCAAAAATGCCTTCGCGGCATAGGTTCCGTACATTGGGGAAACATAGTTTCCATCACGATAAACGTCGTTGTTGGTGCCCCCAGGAACGGCATCCCCAAACATCTCAACAAACTGAGAATATGATTCTACTTTTATTGGCTGCATTGCAAGGCCGCGGGTGGCGCGGCCGACAACCACGGGCCCAATTGCGTCTACAGATTTTGGAAGAAAGGAATTATCAATTTCATTAATGAAAACTCCAGGAGAGACAAATTTAAAATTCTTTACTGACATGGTTATTTATTTTCCTTCGCTCGGTTGACAAAATGCTGTTGTGGTCTTTTCACATAGTCATAAATAAGTAGTATTTTCAACCTCAAACGTCAGGAAGGTATTTAATAAAACCATTTTTACTTCAGGAACTAATTGCCAAAAAACCCATCATTCCCGGGAACTGGGCCTGACTCTCTGGGGTACGTTAATTCAACCACATTTTCATCGACTCTCACAATCGGCCGATCATCATTTTCTCCTTCTCCTATCAAATATCCCAATACTTTGATAGTGATCTCTGATGTAAACATTCTCAAATCTTCACCAAGATTGCCCACATTATTGCTATGCGCAAAGCTTTGTTCGATAAAGGCTTCGTATAGGTGGCCGTTTCTTTTCATGACAAATGCATTAATTTGGCCAGGCCGAGTAATGAATGGTGTCATCAAATCATTCATCTGCTGTTGATATTCTGATTTAATAATAATCTTATAATCTATATTAATATATATGGGGATGGGAATGGACAAGGACTGAATAATAATTTTTTTGTTGATTCTCGGCGAGTTTAACTGTTTTTTAGCCCCCAAATTATTTCGCGTTGCAGAAGCAACAGCAAAATTTCTTGTTTTGTCTTCTTTTATTCGCTTAGCTATCACCACGCGACCAGTGCGGCCATTTTTGTCTTTTGAATACAAATGAGCTTGAAAACCGCCTTTTCTTGTCGGATCTTTGGTAATTCCTGTTCTCTCTATGCTGATGATTGGTAATTTTAGGGCTCCGCCGTCGTCTCGTAATGATTTTTCGTTTTTTACCTGGAAGGAGCGTTCGGGTGCTTGCCAAATTATCGGTACGTTCGTAAATCCTTCGTTTGTGTGGGCGCTAAGATCTAAATCAACCTTTAGCCATGAAAAAATCGCATAATCAATCGTCTCTATGGTGGAGGCCAACACCCCTAATTCTTTAAGGGTGTGTTCGGAACTTCCAGCCGGAAGCATTGCAAAATCAAAGTTATCAGGTAGCATCGAATAGTCCCTTCCTTGCTCTCTTACATATGGCCGAGATTTCAAAACCATAATCGACTTGACCAAAAAGTTTTGATTCCTCGCTTAATTTCATAATTTCATAATAAAAATCACCATATAAAACAAAATCACCCTCGCGAACATATAGATTTTGATCTTCTTGTAGGCGGCGCTCATGAAAGTGAACCTTGATTTCCCAACTCTTGTCGACCCCTGCGCTTTCCATATAAGAAGTTGCGTATTCGGTCCACTCAACTAAAGCATATATTCTGATAGGAGGCAAATATGTTTTTGTGATTGCTTCGCCATAGAGATCATGAAAATTCGTTGTTTCCATATCAATTGGGTAATATAAAATCTGTTGGCCAATGACTTTTTCAATTAGCTCGTCATTAACCTGTTTTACTAAGTCCCGCTCTTTCTTACCTAAGAATAAGGGCGGAGGTGGGGCAGCCGGCTTTTTCCATTCATCTCCCATTGTTTATCATCCTACAAATATTGGCAGCGGCGAATTCTTTAATGTTGCCTGTGCTGCATCGGCTTTTTCACCGTCCAGTTTCACCAAGGTGGTGTATTCCATCTCCTTCAGTATCTCGGCTAATTTATCTCTTAGTTGTGTCTGCTCTTCTTTCGCTTGTGATAGCAGTTCTGAATGATTTAGTGTGACACTTTCTCCCGGAATGGGCATTGTGGTAAACTTGCCTCGAATTTGACCTAGCATCTCCTTACAGAGCGCTAAAGCATATTTTCGAATCCATTGTTTCCCGATGGCGTTAATATTTGCATAAGGAATATTGCCAAATGGCAATGTATTCATATTATTAACACCGCTGGTTCCAGTTTCATACCTATCGTCGTCATCCCAGGCATTTGATTCAATATAAAATTTAACCCACATTCGATCCTCCACGCCGGAACCATAGTCGCTTGGAGTTGGATAAAGGCGCAATTTGTTATCTACTAATTCATATGAATAATGCGACGTACGCGTATAAATTGAATCTTCGTACATCATGGCTTGCATTTTATTCTGCCATGTTGGGATGATCTCGAATGTTGCATCATCTGCATATTGTCCATATGTGGAAGAGTTCCCTACGACGCCAAAACCGCCATAATAGCCATAAAATCTCCACATTGCGCGGGGAGATCTATAAAACACTCTTGTTATCACAACTCGCTTGTTTCCAACTTTGTCGGCAAAATCAATCACATTGCCATCATCATCCGTGCCCGAAGACGATGCGTCTTCGACAATCGTTTGAAGATCATAATCTTGCTGATTTTCCACTATTCCGAAAGAAGCCGAATATTGCCTGATTGTGCCGCCTATTCCGGCCGCTGCAGCTAACCCATCTCCAACCTTCTTTGAATATGAAAATTTAAATCTAGGATATTTTAATTCTACCCTGGAAGCTCCTAAGCTCGACGAGAAACTACTTGCTTTCATATTCCCCATGTGATCGAAGGTTCCTGTCGCATTTCCCAGGGCATCTGATAGGGCATTCTTGCTTTGATGCAAGTTGACGATGTATGAGTATTCCAGCACAGCTTCTTCGTAAGCTGCATATACATTTGCGGGCGTTAGCTCGATATCTACGACGTCGCCACCCAATTTCTTATATACATAGGCAACTTGGGTCGCGGCACCGGTCAGAAAGTCAGCAGAGCCGGTATACATGCCAAATGGAAGCGATCCGGATACTTTTGCTGCGCTGCCGGTTGATGTTAATACTATGGCGCTGGTTTGAGAACGTGGGCTAAGATTGGTCGGCATGCATAAGTACTCCTACTACATAAATAGTGAACATAAACACAAAGTTCAATGCTTATGAATTCTTTATTTAATACTTGCGGGAAGTTTTAATTTTTTTCTTTGCCGTCTTTTTCTTGGTTTGGGTTTCTACTTTGACAGTGGGCACCTCTTCAACTGTTTCAACGGCCGGCCTAACGACCGGGATTGGTGCAGTGTTGAGTGCACGAGACTTCATTTTCCAAGCTAATCTTCTACGAGGGTTCATGGTGGTTCTCCTTATAAATAAGTAGTTTTAAAATGTCGAAAACGGAAATCTCAAAAATTGTAGACGAAAAAAATTTGGCAGATCGACATTTTCAAAAAAAGAGCCCCCTAACCAAAAGGCAGGGGACCCAAAAAACAGCAGACGAATTTAATCGTCAGCATCAATTTTAGTCGTCAACGTCAGTACCAGCCGCTGGCTCGAAACCAGTGCCTGATGCATCTTCACCGCCGTAGTTCAGTCCACCAATAACATACCAGTGGGTACCATCAGCCACAACGCGGAAAGAGGTGCCAATCAAATCAGCCTTTGTGCCCACATCACTAATATCAAAGACGATAGTTGACGAATCGAAAACAGAGCCTTCGACGCCATCTTTCACGGTCTGGTAGACCCCTCTGAAGTTAACTGCATCCGTTGCAGTTTTGATAGTGATGTTGTTTGTGCCATCGCCAGGATCGCAAATAACAAATTCAAACTGTAATCCTGCTGTCGGAGTTGGCATCGTAACCTCGATTCCTCTACTACCTGTATCGGATGATACCGTTAAGGTAACGAGCGAGTTGCTTTCAGCTGCATTTAATACTTTGTCAACCGCTGCTGCGGAATTCTCCAGCGCAATGATATTTTTGCGCAAACCTTTCAATTCAGTACCTGCGCCGAGATTAATCTCTCTTTTCAAGTTCTCTAGTAATGCTTGGGTTCTCGCCAAGCCTATTCTTTTTCCCATAATTTAAAACCCTCCATTTATGTGTTTATAATTTAGGTGAGACAAAAGATATACTCCTGCCTCACATATAAATAGTTTTCCACATAAAGAAGACCCCCGCCTTTTTCAAGGCGGGGGCTTTCTGTGTCACGTTTAGCCGTGCTTTTTACCTAATGTGTAACAAATGTTTATCTATTAGGATGTTGCTCCAGCCTTACCTAAGAGACCCTGCACGACAACTAGACCATACAAGTCCGGTCGGACCATCTTCTTACCGTAACGAGTCATGACTCCCTTGCGGGGCACGAAATCTTCCGGTCCGAAGATTGTGGGTGTAGTTTGTAGTGGCACGTACGGTGCGTATACGTATCCGCTTTCAAGGAAAGAGGATCCGCGACGACCGACGAGGATCACATTACGCAGGAAGTATGGATCGACGATAACGTCAAACTTCTTGCTTAGCGAGCCAACCTTAACGGCACCGATGGAGCCCTTCTCGTCATCATGTGTGACGGAAGCGCGATAACCAGCGGTGAACTCAAGGATGTTAGCAACTTCGGGTCCAACGACAACGAAGTTAGCTCCACCACGTAGAGTCTTACGATGGATCTGGGCAGATACATCATTAATGGTCTCGACAAGAGTCTCATACCATTCGCTAACCGTACCAGTGAAGTCCGGAGCCGCAGAGCTAGCGCCAATTTCAGTACCAGTTGAGCGATCCACGAACAGACCCGGAGAACGTGACCAGTAGTAAGTAGCAGCAGTTGCACCGTTAATGAGATCTGCAAGGATCTCGCGGTCAATCTCAAGAGCAATTTGCTCAGAGAGAATGCTAGTCAACTCGACTTCTGCATCAAGGTTGTGGTAGGCATTGAGGTCTTGACCCAATTCCGGTGTCCACTTAGCCTTGAGCTTCTTGGTCCGAGCGGTAATCGCCACGGAATCGACTTTGATGTCGATCTCGGGGATATTCGCTTCGTTCTCAAGTCCCCACTCGGTTTGACCGATAACAGCACCTAACGTCGGAGAGTTGGTGATATCATCTGTTTGTGGCCAACCAAGCGAGCAAGAAGAAGCCGCTAGCGATAGGATGACGTTGTCGGCCAACCTTGCAGCATGGGTCGAGGTTGTGACGCCGGCACCATTGGCGCCGGTACCTTGCCAGAATGTCAAGATCTTACCAGAAGCAATAGTGTGGTCAGAGCCACTCCACTGAGTAAGACGGCGGACCATGCGGCCATTGGCCTTTCCAGATCCTGCAGTACCGATACCGATAAAGCCAGCACCTGAAGAACAGCTAACATTGATAGCCTGAAGGGCATCTACGTTAAGCTGATCGAGCGCGGACGCGTTGATTTTTACAACCGCTAGCGTAGTCGAACCAGAAACAAAGTCTGCATCGTAACGCGATAGCTTCTCTGCTGCACTACCGGAGGCCTGGCCCCAGTCGACGTAAGAGACGATGCCAGGACTAAGGTCTGAATTCAAGTTGTCACACGTATTCGAACCCGTCGGAGACGAGTAACCATTCGCCAGGTTATAGGGACCTTGGCCAGCAAAAACATCACCAGTATCTGTTAACACAGCACCACTGACGATATCAGCACCAACTCGTCCACCACCATATAGT